GCCACACATTCATTTGCATCATTCAATAAACCTATTGTTGTGATGAAAGTTTGAGGGTCGGTTTCGAATGTTGGTTCAGTAAAGAAACCATCTGCATCTAAATAGGTAGGGTTGTTAGAATAGTTAAATTCTCTATTTGTTGCTCTTACAAAGAAATGTTGTGTTGATACATTTTCAGTTCTTCTAGCATCAAAATCTTTACCTGCTCTAATTGCGTGATATATTCTCTTATGATTTTCTTGGTCAGCAAGTGTTGAGTATGATGGTAATAAACTTCCAACAGTTTGGAAATTTTCATTAAATACATTACCAACCACATTAGCCATTGCTTTTGGATTAAGAATTATAATACCTCTTTCAGGGTAGAATAAACCATAACCTTCACCAGATGTTGGGTCGGTTGTATTAGCTATCGTTGCTTCCTGTTGAGTTCCTAAATTTAGTGAACCGGAAACTACTTTAAATACATTACCGCTCAATCCATAAGAATCACCAAATTTCTTACCACTATTATCAATAAAAGTAAACAATCCGTTAGAACCAGAAACTTTTAATGACCAGTTACCAGCATCCATAGATTCTCTATATCTAGCTCTAGCTACATTTATAATATAGATATCATTTGAATCAGTTGCAGCTGCTACATTATTTTCAAATTGGAATTTAGCCAAAGTTGGGTCTAACAACATTGATTTGTATTGAGCGTATGTTGCTTTAGTTGGTAACAATCCATTAGGGTCATTATCTAAAGTAACAGAACCACTACCATCAACATGTCCGTATGCTACTGCAAATTGAACTTCTTCAATATCAGTATCAATTGGGTCTGCTTGATATACGTTGTAGTAATACTTACCACTTACGGCTTCAGTTTGAGATGATGCAGTAAAGAATGATGTCAATGAACCAGAATCAGCACTCCACAATCCAGTAGTTACTACTTCTATTTTTGCGTTTACTTTATCAAATTCACCAAATCTTTTATAAAGACCAGTACCAGTTACACCGGTTGATGCAATTTGTTGACCAGCTGGTAGAACTGAGTTTAATATTTGTACAATTTGATTTGAATCAATCGTACCAGTATTAGCCAATGCTCTTATCTGGTCGGTTATATTTGGGTCGTTTATTAGTGCCATTTTATATTTCTATTTTATTTTTATGCGGTTGCTTTGTATGTTACGATTACAGGAATAGTTTGAGAACCTCCAGTTTCATTTCCAAATACAGTTATTGTAGTAGATACATCAAGTGTTAAGTTTGGATTTGGAGTGAATCTAAATTCTAAACCAGTAACAACTTGCGCAGTTGTTGTAATTTCATCACCTAAGAATAATGTATTACCAGTACCAGTTGCTCCTCTAGTAACAGTAATTGTACCTGCTCTTTGGTCTGCTAATACCATTGTATATCCAGCATTTTGGTTTCCAGCAGGAGATGTTGTTGGAGATAATCCCACACCACCTTCAAATTGATTAACACTAACTTGAGGTATGCCCAATCTTACAGTTGGGATTTGAGTTGTTCCTTTTGGAAGGGTAACTAATTTATATCTCAATACTTGAGTTTCATCAGGACTAGCTTCCGTAATAGGAATGGCTCTGATTGCCGAATCATAGTATGCAGAACCTTTTGGATGTGCTGGTTCATAAAGCGTGTAGTCTATTTCATCATCACCCAAAGCAAACTTTGTAATGTTCAAAGATTGCCCCGATGCCAATTTTTGTCTACCTTTTTTAGTAAGAATTGCATCTACCGTAATTTCTGTGTTATCTAAATATGCCATTTGATATTGTTTTTTATCTATATTCTATAAATATAACTAATTTTTATTTTTCAATTATTAATCAACTTTAAAGATATGTTGTATTATACTTTTTATATTATAAGGTTGGTTTGTATGTTACGATTACAGGAATAGTTCGAGAACCACCAGTTTCATTACCATAAACAGTAATTGTTGTAGCTACATCGATTAATAAGTTTGGATTTGGAACAAATCTAAATTCTAAACCAGTAACAACTTGTGCAGTTGTTGAAATTGCATCATCCAACAATAATGTAGTTCCAGTACCATTCGCTGCTCTACTAACTATCAATGTACCTGCTCTTTGGTCTGCTAGTAGCATCGTATATCCTAAATTTTGATTTCCGTTGGGACTAGTTGATGGTTCTAATAAAACACCACCTTCATTTTGAGTTGTATTAACTGATAGGGGTTGTAATGTTACAATTGGTATTTGATTAGTTCCTTTTGGAAGTGTAACTAATTTATATCTTATTGCTTGAGTTTCATCAGCACATGCTTCAGTAATAGGAAGTGCTAAAATAGCTGAATTATAATAATTTGGTCCTTTTTTATTTGCTGAATTGTAAAGAGTGTAATCAATCTCATCATCACCTAAACAAAACTTTGTAATATCCAAAGATTGCCCCGATGCTAATTTCTGTCTACCTTTTTTAGTAATTATTGCTTCTACTATAATTTCCGAATTATCTAAATATGCCATTTAATATTCTTTTACACTTTATTTCTAAAATAAATACCAGTATTTAATATTTTCAAATTTAATCAACTTCAAGAATCGGTTCTCCACTACCTCTACCAGTCTTAGCCACTCTAAGAATATTAGGATTAGTAGTAAATGTTTCAACCGCAGGTAATCCATCAGGAGTTGTTAATGTATTTTGAATAGAACCATTCCAAAATGAGCGTTTCATTCCCTCTCCCAAATTATTTTTGTATATATAGTGAGTTGGGAAATAACCATTCAATGCAGTAACTTCAACAACATCACCGCCAACACCAACACTGCCACTGTATGGTAATGAAGATACTTTATATTTGAATTTAGTTACTGGTATCTTTTCATATCTAACTTGTCCATATGGTGTAGTTGGATATCCTTCCGTCTGTGTATTTATTTTTTGAACATATTGTTGTTTTACTAAAAATATACTCTTTCTACTACCTGTTTCTTGATAGTTACCAAATAGTGGGTCATAGCTTCTAACTATACCAGTACCATTTATAGCGTATAAGCCATAACCAGCATTAGCAAGGGAATCTCTATCCATACCAATTTCAGTAAATGAAAATGAATCAGCTTCACCAGAAAGACTTGCCCCAGTTGGACATTGTATTTCAAAATCGTAAAATGGTGCACTACCTTCTAATAAAACTCCATCATTTGCATCAATACTACTATCGTAAGATGGATTTGTTCCTTCTAATTGTATAACATCATTTGCATCTACTATACCCGTATTATTACTAACATCACCAGATATATTTGTTACCTCCGATGCATCTAATATCGCATCTTTTGGTATAGATTCTGCATCTAATATTACATCTTTATTTGTATCAACAAATGTTTCGTAATCATTTCTTAATGATTCTGGTCTATCCCAACGAGTTTTATTTCTTTCTAAATAATGTGGTTCAATTAATAATCCTTTAGATATGTTTGTTCTAACAGGAGCTAAATCAGAAAGTACTTCAAATAAAGATTTGTCTATGTATCTTATTAATCTAATATATTCATAGATATCTCTATTATCCAATCTTTCAAAATAGTAATGTCTTAATGTATCTAATTGTTTATAGTTACTCTTATACTCATCACTAAAATCACCAATATAGTTATCAATATTAAAATCACCAAATGCTTTTACAATATCCATATTCAACTCCTTAATTGGAGAGAAGAATAATCCCAAACGATTCGTATCAATAGGAGCTCTATCAAATGATTTTTGAGTTGCTCTAGTTTTATAAGAAAGGTCACCTATTAAAGTTTGTTCTTCAAAACGAATCTTATTGGAAAGATTAAATCCTAAAGATGGAACAGTAGCAGTTACAGTTCTATCATATGGAATATATTGATATGGATACGATGGTGCTGAATAAAAATTACTAGCCGTTGCAAATCCAATATTACCAACATATGATGTATCGATTGAAACGTTTTTAATATATGGGTCTAATACTCTATCTTTTGGATATTCAAAATCCAAACGGAATACTAAATCTTTGGTAGATGAATCAAAATCGTTACCATTAATAGCGTCTGGGAATAGTGTATGATTTTCAAACTTACTTCTTTGTAAAGGAACTGTCCATAAACGGAACTCATCTAAATTACCAGAATATCCGCTACCACCAACTTCAATGTGGTCACCAGTTTCCCATTGCGTATCATCCGTTAAGATAGACATACTTACAAATGTAGTTAATCTAGTACCATTTGAAGTACCCAACCAAACTTCATACAAAGATGTTGAACCACCATAATTATATCTATTTATTGCTACGTTTGAATAATTTTCAAGTGATAACGGAAATCCTAAACTTCCTGTTTTTAAATCAGGACCAAATGCATATGGATAATTACTAGCCGTATCAAAGTAAAATGTTGAAACAGATGCACTTATAAATGGTTCAGAAATATAAGTACTTGTTGATATATCGCCACCAAAGTTTAATTCTAATTTAGCAAATGAACCTGTTGTTTGAATTAAATCTAAACTCCATTCATTAGTTGATATTAATTTTTGTGGTGTAGATGTAATAGATGCTGGTAGTATTCTAAATTCAACACAATTTGGATAATCTCCTGTTTTTGTTTCTTTCCAAGGAACCTTTACCGATGAATTTTCATTTAATACAATTGCTGCTGTTCTATCATCAAATGTAAATTGCGTGCTACCACCTCTTGTTGGATCTTGAGGTCCTCCAAATTCCATTATAGTCAACATAGATTGTGGAACACCATAACAAGCCATTACAGCTTTAAGTGCTCTAGCAGTACCTTTGTGTTTTAATAGATATGGTAAGTTATTTAAGATTCTTCTCCACACTTCATAGTTTGCATCTTGCAAACTTCTTCCATATTTTTGATATCCATCTTGATTTGTACCAAACATATATTCCCAAAGTAATTGAGAATTAAATGCTCTTTTTTCATTCCAACCCATTGAGTTTAACATAGAACTTACTAGTTCATCTGGGACTCCCAATTCTTCTTTATGCTCTACATTTTTTGCTTTTTTTATTCCATTTATATAAACCCATAGAATATCAAAATGCTGGCCTATCATATCTAAGAATAAAATAAAATCGGCGTTGTCATAATCTTCAGTTATATAGGCTGGTAGATTATTACGCATTGCATACTGATTATATTTATCAAATTCTTCAGAATCAGCTAATGCAGTATCATACCAACTAACAACTAATGGACTTGTAATAGGTCTTAATACTCTATAAGTTAATAATGTTGTTGAATTAAAATAATCTTCTTTTGGATATGCTAATGCATTTTCGGATTTAAATAAAAATTTCTCATATCCATCAAATGTTTTTATTAAATTACTTATTTTTTCCGCAAGTCCATTTGCTTCAATTAGTGCATATGGTGCGGGAATTACTTGTGGTACTTCAAATTGTAATTGTAAAATTGGGTCTATTTGCTCACCAATTAATATTTCATTACCTTCAATTTCAGGAGTACCAGCTCCACCAGTATCTTCTGTTAATAAATAACCAATTGGAAATGATGTTTGAGTTAAATCTAAATACTTTGCTTGATATTGTTGCAAAATATTTATTTTATAATAAAAGTTTTTTAATCTTTCAGCAGCAGAACCAAAGTGTACAAATTGGTCAAATGTATATGAAAAACCACTCACATACTGAATATTTAATTTTTCAGTATCAATATTATTTTGAGATGATATCTTATTTAGTATATCATTTGATGTAGTAGAACCACTTGCTATTAAATCATCAAATATTTTAAAAGAAGTTCCGTTATCAGGATCTAATAAAAAGTTAGGTCCTTTTAGTGGTGCACAGTAGCTTGTATCAACTCCGCTAATTGTTATAGTTTCAACTATTGGGTCAGCTTGTAATTTAGAAATCCAAACTTGCTGATTTGGTTGTACGGTTGTTTCTAATGGTTCGTATAATTTTAATATAAGCGAATCATCATCACCCGTCCAAGTTGTAATTACTTTATTATCACCATCACCAATATGTAATAAGTGAGTTAAGTATTTGGAGGTTTCATCTGCAAAAATAGTTTTATCAAATTGTGCAATAAATCCTTCAGCAATCCTACTAATAGCAACTTCTCTAGGAATTGTTAAATCACCTTTATCAAATTGAATTGTGATTATTTCTTTTTTACCAACTACAGTTTGCCTTCCACTTATATTATATGGAACTAATATTAATTGTAAATTTATTATATCTTGGTCTTCGGAAACATTAGTACCAGCATTAATTAATAATTGCTTAAAATTAAATTTATGAGTACCATTTTTTGGTAGTTGTGCAAAATTAGAATTACTACTACCAGCATAAATTTTAACATAATCAGTATCTACAGAATCATATGATATATTAAAATCAACATCAGTACCAACATAATCAGGTCCTCTTAATATAGAAGGATATTGTATATTTCTAATATCAGGAACACCAACCCATATATCATCCACAGCTACCAATGATGTTTCTATAAAATCGCCATCACCAGCCGAATTACGTGGTACTAATTTTATAGAATATTTTCCAATTACATCAAATGTTTTTGATGGTATTATAATAATAGCACTTTGTCCACTAACATCAAATTGATATGTTTTATCTTTTACATATGCTGTTATTCTATTAACATCTCCAACTAAATTTACTCCAATTGGTACTGCTGCATCTGAATTAATATTGTATTGTGTAAAATCTTGCGATGCTAATTGTGCTGGATTTGCGAATGATATTACAGGTACAGTAGCTTGCGTTATTGAAAAGTTTTCACTAGTAATACTAATATTTAAATTTCTATCTGCTCTTATTTCAGTAGATATACTTTCTAAACCAGAAGTTGCTTCTAATGTTTGTGTTACGAACCCCTCACCACTAACTACTATTTTAGTAATTCTGTATGAATTTATATCCGATGTTTGTATTGAATAAAATAAATCAGATGAAGGAAAATCTTCAAATTCAGTATTACCGCTTGTTAAATTAAATTCTTCATTTGATATATCAGTTCCATTTTTTACAATTAAAACAGAATTATTTGGTCCACCAACTGCAATATTTAATTTAATTTTTGTAGGAATTGGGTCTGTTGGGTTTCGGACTACTTCGTTTTGAACTAATTTAAAATCAATAGATTTGTCTTGAGCATCTACATCGTAACTATAATCAGTTTGAAGTACATCTCCTACAAACTTTCGTATTCTAAATGTATATGCCGGTGTTGTTGAATAAACACTCTTATAAGTTTCAGGATCGTATTTATATAAATTATTAGTATCGGATGAATAATTTGGAAGACCCCTAGTACTATAAGCTACTAAACTATCATATGGATTTATATCTAAAGCTACATATGGTACATAATATTTTGGATTTTCTACAACATCTACTATAAATTTTTCATTTGAAGAATATCCTTCTTTTTGTACAGTAATAGTTTTAGGACCATCAATCAACAAATCACTTAACGATAATGAAAGTCCGTAGCTTGTAGTTTGATATATTGATATATCATTTACATAAATGCTAGCCTCTCTATTTGCTTTGATGTAAAGTATATTTTTGTTATCAGTATTAGCTACATTTGGAGTATCTACAATTGGTATAAAACCGGCTGGGCTTCCACCGCCGCCGCCATAAGAAATGCCAGCACCAGAGCCACCACCTATACCAATACCCAATTCATTATCGAGACTGTTTAGTTGTTGTGCTTCATTCATTCCTTCTGCTTTACCTGCTTCCATTTTTTTAGTTTATATTATGTATATTCTATTCGTTCTCTACCCAATCCACCATCTGTCAAATTCTGTCTATCCAGTGTATCGTATTCTCTACCCATACCACCACCGCTTCCGGCACCTCCGCCGCCTCCACTTGGTGGTGGGGTTGGTGGTGGGGTTGGTGGTTCATATGGTGGTTCGCCAACAGGTGTTGCTATTATTGGTTCAGGCTCCACCGGTAAAACTTTTATTTCTTCAGGTGGGGGAGGTGGTGGAATTTGTTTTTTAATTTCTTCTTCCAACTTTAATTCCTTAGCTGTTAATATTGGTTTTATTAATTCGGCCTTTTGGATTATAGGACTTGTTGTATCTATTGTATTGTTTGATTCAATTCTTTGTAATACCTTACCAACAATATCAACACTCTCATCCAACCCAGCATCATAAGTAGCTTCCTTTTTAACATCTGGTTTTGATAGGTAAAAATCAATACATTGAATTAATATTTTTTTACATATACTTTCAATTTGATTTACGGATAATTCTATTACCGGCTTTTCATTTTTTACCTTTCCATATTTAACATCCTTTATATCAGATATTCTATTTGTGAATTCATAAAAACACGCTTGAGTAAATTTTTCAAATACCTTAGTCGAAAATACATCTAAACTAGATATTTTAAATTCAGTATTCATTTTCTCCAACCATTTAGTTGAATATTTTGATTTTAAAAAATTATCAATTACAGTTGGATTTACTTTCTCAATAAAATTGAATGCTAAGTTTATAGTATCATCCCTAAATTCACCATTATTTATAAATAAATCAAATCTTTTTTTAAGTTCTGCATTTAACTCCAATCCTTTCTTTAAAGGTAATAATCTTACCTCTGTACGTGATGGTGATATTTCAGCTATCCATAAACTATCGGATGGGAACTCACTACCAACTCTTTTGTTAAGTAATGTTATTTGTGTTTTAAATATACCATTATCATATCCAGCTTCTCTTAAAAGTCTTTCAACATCTATAAAATATTCAGTTGGAAATTGATTTTTCTTAAGTACAGTTCCTTCAGCTATTAAAAAATAATCTTTAATGTTTGCAGTTGTCAATGGAACATATCTAACTAACTCATCATTTATTTGTGGTAATTGATTATCATTTAAATCATATACAACAAACTCAATTGCATCCTTTTCACCAAATCCAAAGAAGGACTCAAGGTTACCTTCTTCAAATATTTTTCTATCATTTGAAGATATTCTATATCCCTGATTATTTAATATTTCCTTAAATGTTTTTATTGCCATGACAACTTATTTCTTTTACTCATTTGCTTATCATATACATAGTAACAATATTGTTTTCCTACACTATGAATAAGTTTACCTATCCAATTATCTTTTGGTAACGTACCTACTTCATAAGCCATATGCTCAGTCCAAGGTTTAACCATCATATAAATCCACTTAGTATTTTGTGGTTTAGCTTTCATATATTTAACTACATTTCTAGCCCACATCATATACCCTAATACCAAACGAGGGTCTTTCTCATACATCATCTCACCATAAATTTCATCGGCGTTCCAAATGTGTTGAGGTAAGAAACCTTGATTGTATAATTCGTTACAAATTATTTTCTTTTTCTTAGTAGTTGCGTTTGTAAGTTGTTGATTAGCTGCAATCAATTGTGTTTGGTTAGTATTCAATTGAGTGTTTATTTGATTTATAGTTTGATTAAGATTTATTATCTGATTTTGTGCTGATGTTAGTTGTTCACTTAATAATGCGTTCTCTTGTAATAACGACGTATTTCTTGCACTTAACGAAACTCTTTGAATTGATTCTGCAGTTGCTTTTTGTATTGAGTTTTGTAAACTACCAATACTACTTTCTATTTTTAAATTAGCTTGTTGTGTTTGATTTTGTGATACGGCTAAAAGTAAATCTTTAGAATCCATTTCCACTAAAAGACTTTGAGTTACTATTTCTAATTCTCTAACCTTTGATGCTAAGTTAAGTGTAACTGTGTTTAATCTTTCAACTTGTAATGTTAAATCACTTATAAGTTGAGTTGCTTCATTATAAGATGTTAATAAAATTGTTGGTGGTAATTCTGGTGCTGGTGGGGTTATCAATTCTACTATATTAGTATCTATTGATTTTATTACCTCTACTTCATTATATTTTGGTTTTGTTAATCTACCAGAAACAATACCATCCTCTGCAACAGATCCACTAAAGACATGGACACCAAAATCATTTTTAGTTTTGATTGCCAATGAACCACTTACTAAAAGTTCTGATATTTTATCTTCATTTCGTAAACCTGTCTTTATTAATCTCTTTATCATTTCTAATTCTTTGCTATACTAAATGTTATATTATCATCAAAATATTGAGAGCCACCATCTTGCTCAATCATAAATTCTATTTTATAAACTCTATCAGCTTCCCAATTAGATAGATTAAGTTTTATATAGTTTCCATCAGCATCGCAACTTATTTTAGAATAGTTACCAAATGGAATTATAATATCATTAGATGCAAAATCTCTTATTTGATAATATGTAGTTTGTGGTAAATACTGTTGATTAGTATATCCAAATTGATTTGAGAAAGTTTTTAATGGATATAATTCTCTACCAAATATTCTTATTTTAGCAATACTATTTAGTTTGTATTCTTTTTTCAAATTATTAATACCAATTTTAATATCTTCTGCAGTCAATGCTATCAATGAACCAGTTACATACAATTGGTCATCCCAACCTATTCTAATCTTTGGTTGATATATTGTATGAGTCTCTTTACTAAAGAATTTAATTACACCATAATCTTCTGTATTTGATTCTACATCATTTGAATTATCTGCGTTTGCATATTTTAAAATAAATCCATCATTTGGTATAGAACCACTCATCCAAACTTTTAACATAGATTTTACATCCATATTAATATCTGAAGTTTCATAGTTAAATGATTGAGAAGTTGCGTATTGTGTCCACCATGTACCACCAACTCCATTATTTATACTGGCTGTCGTATTTGTATTAAAATTATTTGATAACCAATCTAACTTAGAATCACCTTCTCTATAATTCCAAGTTACACCTTGTGTTGCTATATTATCAAATCTAGTACCAATACCCATTTGCCAACTACCAGATAATGCATTTGCATATATTGTATATTCTAATGGAATTTCGTTTGTTTCGGTTTCTCTTAAAATTAAAGTGGCATCATTGAATCCAATAGTACCATCTGATATTGATTTTGATATATATCCTACATCAAATTTTACCAAAGCATGGGATACATCTTTTATGTTCCCATAATATATTTTACTTATTTCTAAGATTTCATCAAGCCCAGTATTTTGATTGGGTTGTTGAAGATAAAGAGTTGCATCTTTTGATGCTGTTAAAAAATAGTATCCCATTATTTTGCTCTGCCTTTTATGTCCGAATCCGGATATTTAATTTCAAAAATAGATGGGTCTAAAGATGGATATACAATCTTAGCTTTAGTTGCCGCTTCTATATTATATGAATTTGGTGCGTACTTACCACCACATTTATTCACTATTGATAAACTTGGAACAGATGAAACTCCTTCTATATTTGCAATTAATAATTCAACTTCACTCAAATTTATTGTTTGATTGAATTGCCAATTATCAATCTTAAAGTAATCTTTTAATTCAGAAATACATTTTGCCAATACCTCACTCTTATTATAATTCTGATAAACTGATATCTCAAATTCAATACCTATGTTTATAATAAACCCATCATTAATATTAATACCATCCGTTAATAATCTATACTCATTTAGATACGTCTTTACATTTTCTTTAACACCTCTACTAAGTGGTACTAATCTTCCAAATAAATCATATCCTAACAAATACAAATTAATTGCAAAAGGATTATTTTTTTCATTTTCATTTGAAGTCTTTCCAATTAAATAATTTGTAATATCTTCTTTTATGGATTGTTCGGATGGTTCTTCGGTATCAGGCATATTAACAAAACTCATTACTAAATCAGTAAACTCTTGTAAATTGTTTGGAGATGCCAATATCGATGCGGGAGAATTATTATCAATCGTACCATCAGCTACAGCGTAAGCTTTTGCAACTGCTCCAAATTTTGCAGGCATAGATAAAACTCTTACCTGATAATCTTTTGCAGTTACTGCTCTATTTTGTGAACCAAAGTTTGCTAAAGCGTTTTGTCTAATTTCTTCAACAGTCTCACCACCCCTACCACCTGCCGCAGTGACTTCATTATCAATCGCTACAGAATTTTTAGTAGCGTTATATATTGCCCTCTCTGCATCAGTTAGTGCTTGTGTATCTTCTTCAAATTCTATTCTATTAATTCTAGTCAATTGTCCAGTTGCTACATTTGATTTAACACCACCACCAGTTAAATACTTAACAGTTATTGTTGTTGCCGATGGAGATGTTCCGTATGTTTTTGTTTTTAAGAAATTTGTTGGGTCAAATGATTCGTCCAATCTACTGATAGAATTTGGTAATCCTAATCCTACATTTTTAAGATTTGGAATTAATTGCTCATCGGATGCCGATGAATCACCTGCACCAAATTGAATAACAGTTCTACTCTGCTCATCTACTTTTGCAACAAATCTTCTTGGAGTTTTTATTGTTTTTAAAATGTATGGTACAGTTGTTTTAAACTGATATAAATCAGCATCATTTACTTCTGTATTTGGTACATCTATAAAAACCATTTCTTGCGCCAAATATGGAACTTCATACCATTTATTATTACCACTATCTCTTACATCATAAATTTGAATTACATCAGTTTCATCCAATATTATTTTTTCAAATGGAGAATACGAATCAAATGTAACTGACTTCTCTCTTAGCTCACCAGATATTACTTGAACAAACTTTTTGATTAAATAAAAACTTGGTTCTCCCGTAGCAGCATCTCTTTGATACACACTTACCTCTCTACCATTCTCATCAGAAAAATCAACAGCATCGGTTGTTCTAAATATAATACCATCCTTTGTTGAAATTGATTGCAATCCCTCTTTAATCCTTAAAAAATATTTTGAATCAGGTAAATTATTTACACCAGTTCCTATTGATGGTACTAATTGATAAACCGATAATGTTGTGATTGCTGGTGATGTTACCTTTGGTTTATATCCTAAATATTGAGATAATGCTAATACACTTTTTATATCTTCGGCATATACCATCAATGATTCTTTTAATGTATCATCAATATAATAAGATAAAGAATCTCCTATATATGATGCCATTTCAATAAACATCATACCAGGAGATGATTCATTAAAATCAGAATAAGTTTTTGGGAAATAGCTTTTTGCAAACTCTACTAGATTATTTCTAAATCCAATAAAATCTTTATCAAGATATTTTATATCTTTTCCTTTATTTTTAAAATTTTTATTTGTTACAGTTATTCCCATTTTTATTTTATTAAGCTGCTATTGTGAAAGATACAGTATTCAAATCCGGTTGATTTAATAATCCAAAAGTAACAGAGACATTAACTAAGTTATTATCTCTATTATTATTTGTACTTTCTACATCTATTTGTTCTATTGTAACATATGGTAACCATTGTTCCAATGCATTTGTTATAGCATCTTCAATTTTACCAGGCAAAGTATCATCATTAAAATCAAAAAGTAATTCTTGCAAACCACTGCCAAATTCCGGTTGCATTACTCTCTCTCCCTTTTTAGTTAATAATAGATTTTTTACATTTGATTTAATTTGCTCATTTGTTGTAAAGGTTTGATTGAACGCAGTATTACCGATTTGGATTGGTAATGATATACCTATCGCATAATCTTCATACTTTTTAGTATCTTGTACTAATTTTTGTCCTAATACAATTGCCATTACTTCTTCTTAAATCTTTTTACAAGTTCTGAATAATCTCTATTCAAAGCTTTATCTATTTCAGCTACTCCAGTGTTTACTCCCAATCCAGTTGGTTGAGGTCCTTTAGCCATTTCACCATAACCCATTTTTTCAGCTATCGCAGTTTTACCTACAATCGAACCCATATCACCTTGTCCAAAGTTCATTGTTCTAAACCCACCATCTCCTTGCGGAATACCACCTCTTGTTTCATTGAGGATTTGATTAATCATTGGATTTTTACTGTATTGCTTTGTTGGTGCTTGTTTGGTTTGAACTGATTCTTGTATTGGTTCATCTCCTAAAATAGCCTTAGCCATTGAAATACCCTTTGATTGTGGTTTTGGTGCTACCTTTGTTTCAGATAGCATTTTTTTCATTTCAGCCTTCACACCTTCCTTAATTAAAGCAGGTAATTGCTCTTTAAGCTCCTCTTTAATAAGAATTTGAATGGCTTCTAATAGTTTATCCATGTCCATAATATTCTATTCTTTGTTTTGTTATGTTTATAAATATTT